AATTCTTCGAAGTCGTGACCATGATCTTCTAGCAACGATTTTGCTTTGGTACAATACGCACAGTTCTCACGTGTGATCAACCTGAATGTTGGTTTATCCAGATCTGCTCCCCAAATTTCATCAGTGATATCCATTATTTTTCTCCCTCATCAATGCCCTCTAGAGCGCTCATGATGCGCCGTACAGGCTGGTTTCCATAGTCCTTGTACACAATACCATATTCCACAGGATCAGTCTCCTGTAGCGTCTCTGCGATCAAATCAGCATCTTTTTTGCGATAGATAGCATCACCGACATTAGCTAGTATCAAACCCAGATCCTCATCAACTGCGTCGAAATTAACAACACCAACACGCCATTGTGTCGGATATTTCAAGTCACCAACATCGAAGTACGATGCCACCAAAATCATTCTATTATCAGACATATTCTACTCCACTGTATGAATTGCTAGGACAATGGCAACAGATGCACCAAGACCAACTAGCATTTTTAAGAAGTCTTTACCGATCAACGGAAATACCGATTTGAATTTGTATTCACCATTGCTCATGCTCGATATTGCAAGTTCGCGACCACACAACAAACCGACGAATACCCACGTCGTGCTCATTGGAATGTCACCAAAAATCTTATATTCCTTGAAGAATAACAGTATCAAGAAATATGTGAAGTCGATGATTGTTGCCGATCTGACGTATGTGGTGTGTTTCTTAGTTAGGATGATCTTTTGGATCTTACCACCGCCCTCGGAAAACATCCACGCTAATCCGAGAACCAGAATACACGACAACCACAACAAGACATCAATTGGAACTTCACGCGGCAAGAATACAGCAAAATTAGCCACATCATGACTCAACCACGTATACCATAGTAACATTGTGGAAAACCATTGCGCAACGTACCAGTATTTTTTATGGTTATCTGCTACTGGTTTTCGTTCATCCATTATGCGCGTGATCAAGATCCACAACCCATAAGCCACCACGGCAGCAAACGCATAACCAATGATGGATTTCATTAGTACCTTTTGCATAATGATGGCCGAAGCGAATGCACTAAGCACAAGGAAACTAGTGCTCACTGGTACGCCTATGCGAGTGAGTAACACCAACACTGCTGGTGCTAGTGCGTGATACCACTGAGGCTCTGTGAATGGTATCTTGTCAAGTCTGCCGTATGATATATCACCACCATTGATGTACCAGCCATACCATAGTGTCCCAACCAAAACGGTTGATGCACAAAACCACATTGTAGTCCAGTGTACTCTGGCTCTATTTGAAGCGATCCAAGTTCCTAGTGTCTGCACACTATCGTTGGCAACCACTGAGTAGCTGGCCAGCATTATTCCAACAGTCATCCATAATGTCATTCGTCATCATCCTATATTATCAATCATGCCATTTTTCTTGCCGATTCTACCAATGCGTCATAGTAATCACAACTATATGATACGTTTCTCGGTTTACCTACCCACGACGACTTCCTACGTATGTAGCCATGGTCATTCACAAAGAGGACGTAAATTTCATCACCGGATGCCGATGATACGATTGTGATTTTGCGCTTGTGCATTGGTTTATTACTCCATTGGTACTGTACACGAAAAGGCGCAGCAAATCAATGCCACGCCTATTTTCTCTCCATCCATGTTTTAACAACTATTAGTAATTGAACGTGTGTATCATCAAACCATTCTGACACATGATAGTCCACCTTCTGTGGATTTTCGATCGCTGCAACATTAGCATCAACCGTATCCATCCATATAACAAAATCTGCATTGATGATGTCTCTTTGTGCCTTGGTCAAACAATCGAAATCAATGACTGCGGTTTTACCCGCCATGACAACACCATCGGCCAAATGCCTGATGCGATGTGCTTGTCTACTCACACCTTGCAATGAGTAGTCCCAATCATCATATTGTACTCTAACATCAGATGCATTGATCCAAACACCACCGAGCAGATCTGAGAATGGTTTCGATAGCGAAGTCTTACCATTCCCAGGTAGTCCCATTACCAAAATTTTCATTATTCTATTCCTGTAGCAGTTGTTCAGTGGTCCCACCACCTTCTTCTTTCAGTTGTTTTGAGCATGGTTTGCACATTTTCTTCGTTGGTGCAAAAACAGTTTTGCACATTGGACATACCCATCCTTGTTGAAGTTCTTCAGCCATTTTATTACTCCTGTTTCTTTGTGTAAATGAAGTCCGATTTACTTGATGGTTCTGTGTTCTCGTAACCAAGTTGTGCCAAATACTTACTAGCAGTACCGTTGTTACCCTCTGTTATGATAACTGGTGAGTGTTGTTCAATCGTAGATTTTGCACCAACCAATGCATCATAATACACCTATTTCTTTCTTTCTGTCAAGAAGCCGGTTTTCGTGGCATCATTCTTGGTTGATGCATCCTGTGCCTTGTTGATCTTGTCTCGCACATATTGCCATTGTTTCTTATTTGGTGCTTGGTCCTTGAGAACATGACAGAATCCATCGATCCAGATTTTGAGTTCGTGTAAGTTCATTTTATATGACTCCTTTGTATTTTGCAACTGACCCAACCATTATAGTATTGGTCAGACTGGATTGCTTCTCGATTGAGAATTTCTTGTGTCTCACGGTACGAACACCACCCTCTCGAATCACACAGATGTAGGATTTCTTTGGTGATCTGATCACCGTTGTCTACATCTTCATTTAATTGAGCATTAGATCCTGTGTATGTCATCCAATCGCTCTCGACACGCATACGTCGCTTCTTTTTATTCTTCTGGTACGTTTTGCTCTTTGTGAAGAGCTTCTTACCTATGTATTTCATACCCGTTGTTTCATTGGTGATCAGATACACAAAACCAACACACCCATCGTCTTCTATCACTGATCCGTCAAAGACATCACCACGATACGTCCACATAAATTTTCCCATCTTGACTTGACACGTATGGGTATTTATGCGATGTTGTTATGGATAAACAAAGGAGACGAGCAATGCCAGCACAGCTTGATCATTATACGATAGATCTTATGAATGAGATCGCACCAACAGATAGAACACTGAGAGCTTGTGGTGATAAAATTACATTACAACAGGCAATGATTTACTTGTTCAATAAGGCACACACACAGGAATTGATTGAGACAAAAGATGACACCAATAGAAGAAGCAATGCCGAAACAGAACATTAAAGTAGAAACTAAGCTCATGTCATTATGGGACGATCTACATTTCAAGAACGACTATCCGTTGGTGTGTCGAATAACATCAACCTTTAATCACACAGTCCGTGGTGATATCGTCGGCAATGCTATTCGATTAACTTTGATTGAGGATTTCAAATGAACGATAAAATAGCCGGACTAGTATATGGCCAAGGATTTGAGGAAATTCGTCAAGAATTCCTTCGGTCAATCTATAGGAAAGTCAATGATAACATTGTCGATCAAATCAATGGGCAAGTCGATTGGCCAGTCCATAGACAACTAATGGATGATTTCAAATGAGATGGCAAGTCAGTTGGAAAGTCCGTAGGCAAGTCCAGAGGCAAGCCATTAAGCAAGTCCATGATCAAGTCAGTAGGCACGTCTGGAGGAAAGTCCATGTGCCTGTCAGTAGGCAAGTCGGTAGGCAAGTCCGCAATCAACTACTACGGGATGAGTTCAAATGAAAAAGCCCCGGCGATTAAGCCAGGGCTAGGAAATGTTATGAAGCCATTCGAACTACTGTTCGCCTGCCCTTCTTTTCACGTTTGACTATTCCGCGATTTTCAAGTTCGCTTGTGTAAGTCGAAACGTATGGTGATGAGTTACCAACCGCACTAGCAAGAGCACCAATAGAAATTTCGCCTTCCTTGGCGATTGTTTCCAGAATTGGATGATGGTAGTCTATCACATCTGGAACTCTCTTCGGTGCAGTGGTTTTCCTCTTGACACGAGGCTTTGCCTTTGCCTTACGTTTGACTGATGCTTTCTTTACCGGCTCTGGTGCTGGCATAGAAAGATAAGCCATGATGCCATGAAATCCAACAGAGATTAGACTGTTAGATAGAAACAACAAAGCCCCGACTGCTGCAACCGGGATAATGGCATTTACTGTTTTCTTGTCCAACCAAGGAATGAAGTGTGTGATCTGACTTGCACCAGCGTTACTATCCTTGACTGTGCCGACTGCTGCCAACTGATTCCGAATTTTTGTTTCAGCTGTCATCAATGCTCTACAGTTTTTTCCACATCCACCTTTTTTTGACTCTTGCATTCTCAGTTTGATTGTGTCATCAAGAGCCTGTTGCAGTAAGTCCACCTTCTGATTGTGGCTGTTTGTCACTTGCTTTCCACTATCGATTGCCGAAGCGATCCTTGATAGTGATACCGGCGCAGACCATGCTAACGAACATATCAGTCCGAATATACATGACACAGCTACAAGTCTCATCTTATTTTCCCAGGCAACTAACCCTGATACCAGGGCCATACTGGACATGATGGCAATGATAATCGTAGTAATCACTGGTCCGTCCATCATGCTTCCGTTACTACCCATGACGTATTCTACGTTCAGGTAAGTATCGGCGGCGGCACCCAACAATCCAGCAAACAATGCTGCAATGTAAAGCCCTACCCTCATTTTCATATCCACTGAATTTCCTTTCTATTTCCTCGATAATTGCATTGTCCCACAATGCGTGTTAATAGTCAAGTAACATTTTCGTGATCGGACACGAAAAAGAGTGAGCTGGCTTTCGCCAACCCACTCAAATCACCAAACGCACTACCTTTGTGGCGATTATTACTTATTCGTAATCATCATCCAAATCCAGATCATCTGTCATGGTCTCATATGCTTCTGCATACACCTCATCATCATCTTTCAACGATTCGGCCAGATCTGGATCAGACAACCTGATGTGTGGAATCAGATCTTGGTATATAGTAGCTCTAGTATCCTCATCCACAACTCGATTGTTCAATGATTTGAATATCTCTAAAATAATATCTTGCATGCGTATGTTCCTTATTGTAGTGGCCGTGCCTTATATTGACACGGCCTTTATTATTAGATCTCACATGATCCTGGGCCTGCACTACATGCCAAGGTTTGTGCGCCTTCTACCATATCCAATTCTTCGTGAAAATCTTCCCACTTGATTTCAGTAGGGAAGCTCTTAATCATCTCATTGTATTTCTCTTCTGAGATGGTTTCGTAAGGTGCTTGTCTATAAGATCCGCCATCATACGGCAAGAACGAAACACCAGACATTTCGTCAAAATGTTCGTATACCCATGCACCAACAGCCATCCATTCGTGCTCCTTAACACTGATTGTCACAGATGGTTTGTGTTCACACCAATGTCTTTGGAACATCAACCACATTTCCAGATGTTGGATAGCGGTTAGATCTTGCCTGAACACAGAATTCTTTGGTGCTTTCTTTGGAAACGAAAATACCATTGTGGCTGCTGGTTTCGTGACATCCGGTTCTGCCGGAATACCACTATCGATCAGAACCTGTGTTAGTGGATCTTTCATATCACCACGTACACGACGAATGTAGAATGGATCATGTCTCTGGTGGATGCCAGATGCAGAATCAGTTAGTTGTGACACTGTACCAGATGGTTTGACGCATGTGATAGCAGTCGATTGTGGAATACCCAAACGTCCGGCAAATTCCTTATTGGTGTCAACCGCAATTTGACGCAATGATGACAACAGCTCTTCTGATTTTTGACTGACATTATTGATCAACGGACAATCGAAAATGCCTGTCATAGAAACGCCCAGCAAACGCTCTTCCTCAGTATTCCTAGTCCATGCCTTACGCAGGTAGGGGAAGTTGGTCAAAGACGCCTGTAGCGTGCCTAGAATCGTTGCTAAACGCACCTTACGTGTGAGACTGGTAACAGTATCATTCGATCGAGCAATTGCTTCTGTCAAATTACAGAACTGATTTGGTCTCAGAATGATCTCACTACAGGGATTAGTACCAAAATCCCAATCGACATCACGTCTGCCATTCTTTGCTGCAACACGCCTTGCAGCATCACGACTAAAGATACCACGTTCACCAGATTTTGATTCATAGAGACTT